GTTTTCCAAGTTGAAATATCAAAATATTTTGGAACATATGAAAATGAAATTCATAATACAGAAGAACTGAAAAAAGTGCTAATAACTTAACTGTTTTAGCACTTTTTTCTTTTACAATATATTTATATTAAAAAATAAGTTTGAAAAAATTAATATATTAATTATGAATAACAAACCAAATACAAATGAGACTCTTAGCCGTATGAAAGCTTTGATGGGCTATGGTCTTAATGAGAGTAAGAAAACTCCGTTTAGTTCAATAGAGAACCAAAAGCTTGCTGCTGACGGAAAATACTACGCAATTATTAGAGAGGGACAAAATTATTTTATAAAAGTTGCTCCTAATAAGGCAAACCTTTTGAAGGAAGATTTCAATTATATTGGAGGTTTTAGAAATAGAAAAGACTACCAATATGATTCATTTGCTAATGCACAAAAGCAGTTTGACCTTAAGATGATGTCTCTTAAGGAGGCTGCAAATAGAAATGATGTTGATACAAGTTCTTGGAATCTTGACAAGAAGGAAGACGTAGTTGTTGAGGCAACTGAGAAGATGAAGAATGAGATTCTTCGTGAACGTCAGATTATGAAGAACGCAATGCTTATCAATGAGAAGAAAGCAGTTTGCTGCGATGCTCCAAAGTCTCCAAAGGACAACATCAAGAGCGAGAAGCCAGAGACTGGTGACGCAGAAGATGCAGTTGACCATGAGAAGGCTGAACTCCCAAAGGAAATGACAGAAGGTGTTGTTAAGGAAGAAGAGGTTCTTGGATGGAATCGTGGAAACGATGACTATATGGATAAATCTCATGGAACTGAGATTGGTGACAGTGCTCCATTCGATGATGCAGAGGCTAGAAACATCGATGATGGTGACAAGCAAGTTAACAAGACTGGTGAAATGAAGAATGGTACTGTTGAGGAAGGTACTTCAATGCACGATTCTGACAACCAGAATACTCCAACTCCAGGCGTTGGTGAGATTGGTGACAATCAGCCATTTGATGGTGAGAAGGGCAAACAGATTGATGAGGGTCTTGATGGCTTCGATGATGAAGGTGGTGAAGAACCTATTGGCGATGACCTCGGTGGTGACGAACTTGGCGCAGAAGGTGATGACTTTGGTGCAGAGGAAGGTGAACCAATGGATGATGAGCTTGGTGGTGATGAAGATGTATATGAGGATGATACTGAGTCTCGTCTTGACGCAATGGAAGAGCTTCTTTCTCAGATTGCAGCTAAGTTGGGCGTGAGTGAGGCACCAGTAGATGATGCTGCTTACGGTGATGATGAACTTTTCGATGACGAAGGTGGTGAAGACGAATTCGATGCTGATGGCGGTGATGACTTTGGCGGAGAAGAACCAATTGAAGATGAAATGCCAATGGAGAACAAGCGCAGACGTGGTGGTGTTCAAATCTACGAGACAAAGGCTTACAGACAAGCAATGCGTAGACAGAGAATGAATGAGGAAGGTATGACTCCTTTCAAGGACGCTGGTCGTGTTCCAAGTGGCAATATGAACAAGTTGGATGACTTTGGTAAGCACCCAGCATATCAGAAGAAGGTAATGGAATTGCCCCCAAAGGATATGAAGGAGTTCCCAGGTTATTATGATATGAACGATGATTCTGTAAAGAATGACACTCCTTATGGTGAGAAGATTGGTAGCGGCGCTCCATTCGAGATTGACCCACAAGCAATCGACAATGCAATTGCAGAGTCTTTCAATCGTTTGTTCAGAAACAAAAAAAAAATCTAACTGAGTCAGTCTTTGAAGAAAGACCAACAAAATTAGAGATACCAAACAGCAACCCAATGGATGGCGATATGGATGGCATGGCAGATGTTAATGATGCTCCTATGCCACCAATGGGTGCTGACGATATGGGAATGGAAGACCCAAACATGGGTGACGATATGCCAATGGATAATCAAGACCCAAATGCAATGGGAGGACAAGACCCAATGACTGAACCTATGGGTGGTGAACAACCACCAATGAATGGCGGTGATGACGAAGAACTTATGAATATTGTTGATGGAATGTCAGCAGAGGATAAGGCAGCAGTCATCAAATATGCCAAGAGCATGGCAGATGATTCTCAAGGTGCTCAAGACCCAAATATGGGGGGTGAAATGCCAATGGAATCAAGACGTAGTTTCAAGGACATAATCGATGAAACAATCAATGATGTTCTTGATTCAAAGGAAGGAACAAAGAGACCTGAGAAGAAAATGCCAAAAGAATATAAGGGCATGAATAATCCATTCAAGTCTCCATTCTAAACAATATAAAAAGGGATACAACTAAGTATCCCTTTTATTGTCTTTTTAAAAATTTGTATTTGATGACATACACTTCTTTATTAAGTCTGTTGTTGATTTTTATTAGAAAAACACAAAAAGGATAGCTAAACGGCTATCCTTTTTTTAATAGGTCTTTATATTTTTCTTGAACGATTTTGCTACACGTTGCATTTTCGTCCCAACAACCTAGACCACAGCATCTCCCTTCCTCATCAAAGCCTTCAAAATAAACTTCTCCAAATTTTTCAAAACGCTCAACTGCAATTTCAAGCATTTCTTTTGGCGAGGCTTCCTTTGTATCAACTCCATCAGCCAAACCTCTCCAACATTCTCCATCATCTTCAAAATCATAAAGACAAAGAGTTATGTGCTTAAGTTGTGATTCAATACATTCCCTAGCTGTTTCAAATCTTTCTGTGTCCGTCCAAAATCTTTTAACCATATATTTGTAGTTTTATATTATAATTATTGCAAATGTACGAAATTAATTTGATTTAAACAAATATTTATAGTTAAAAAATTATAAAAATGCTGATTAATGAGAAAGTACAAATAATTTTTAATAATGGTAAAGAACAATTTTACGTGAAAAATGATGCTGACAAGGTTTCTAAAATCCTTGATTATGATGATTTAAATTATAAAAAGGAATTAGAAGATTTAGCTAAATTTAAAGGATATTCTTGTTGGTGGGCATATAAACATAATATTGGCTTTTATCCAAGACAAGAGCCTATTAAAGACAAAGATGGAAAGGTAATAGGTTATGAAACCAAAGAAGATGCTGGACTTAAAGCTAGAGCTAGATACATTGGTCAAGAAAGCTGGTATGATGAGGAACATTATTTTTGGATTCAATTTCCTGGTGAAGACCCGCCTTTATTGGCTCAACTAAGAGTTTCAAATCACGAAACAAAGCATTCACAATGGCAAAAAACTCATTCTGAAAAACGAGTTGTTAATTGTGATACGTGTTTGAATATAATCATTAATGAAACTAATAGAGATACTTTTAACTCTGATGCTACTACACCGTTTATCATAACATCTGTTGAAGTTAAATATCCATTGAAAGATGCACTTAATGATTTGGTTAATCCTAATACTCCAGCTAATATTTTCATAAAGCAAATACAGAATGGTCTTAAACCTATAGTAACTTTAAACGATATTAATAAAATATTTAATACGGTTGCAATAGTTAAACGTAGTGGATATGGCAGTATTAGAAGCAATCAATATATGGGTAATGATGCTAAAGCAGGAACCACTATTCCACAAAACAAATTAGGAATTATTGAAAAGAATTATGTGCCTAAGTTAATAGATAATACCGTAGAAAATTGGGAAGAGTTACTACAGCAAGAAAAGGAAGAAGAAGAAAGGAAAAAGAGAGAAGAAATAATGAAGAATACAATTCCTACGGTTATTCCTGACGATGCTATTTTTAACTCAACTAGGCCATACATTAATCCAATAGATAAAAAAGAGCTTGAGAGTTTTGAATATAATGGAAGGTGGTATGCAATTGAATCCGATGAAGAAATTTTTAACTTTTTTCTCCAAAATGATAAAAATGTTGCAAAATATACCACTTGTTCATATATAGCTTATTTGATTACAAGTGATGGATATATTCGTAAAAAACCAGTAATACCAATTGCTGAAGAATGGGAAATAAGGCAGATAGAACAAACTGAGCTTAAAAGAAAAAAAATTAAAGAAGATAAATATATGAAAATAATAGTTAAGAAAAATAATCAGTTGGTTAATCTTGGTGAGGGAAGAATTTACTCAAAAAGCCAATTGAAACTCAATGAACTTGATGCCAATATTGGAATGGCAAATGGAATTCAACAAGCACAATTGAAAGCAAAACAGCTTATGGATAGAAACGCTGGAGTAACTTCAGCTTCTGCTGATGCAGGTAAGATTGATGGACAGAACGACCAACAAAGTGGTGAAGGTGTTAAATTGGAAGTTCCAGTTAATGCTAATGGTCAACAGCTTGCTCAAGCACAGCGTATGGTTAAAGACCAAGGTTCTAATGACGCACAGATTACGTTTACAAAACCACAAACTTCATCATCAATGAATAATAATGGTCTTGGAGAATCAAGAATCATTGAAATGAGAAAGAATTCCATTCCTTTTACTAAAAAAGAATTGAGCAAGTTCTTGCAAACATTATAATGAGAAAAGTATATTTAAAAGAAAATTCTATACAAAATGTTTTAACCAAGAGGTTATTACCCCAGTTTCTATTTAAAATGGTTAAGACCCATATGACATCATTGGGAGATAGCGAGATATTTCCCATTGGTGACGAATATCCTTTTGATTATATGCTTCTGAAAGAAAGATATAATGAAGTATGTGAGGCTATTGAAGAATTGGGTATTGACCTTGATGAGGATTCTCTTATGTCAGAATTGAGCTTATTAATGAAAGAATGCAAGGAGTTGGAAACACCAGTAAGAGATACGCTTGAAAGAATATGTGAAAATGCTGTAAACAGATTGTTTGCTATTCCAGAGGATATATTGAACATCAAATGTAAATTGGTAGATAGAATTAAGTTTAAAAATGCTATCAGATTAAGACCAGAATCAAATGATGATATTAAATATACATTTAAGGATGTGCATGACATTGAATTCTCCAATAAATCCATAGCAAAGAGAAGAGTTATAAATTCTTTAATACAAGGAGGTTCTTACCTTTATGCAAACGTCATTGGTTTGTATATTGACGAAATCAATAGAATCAATCCTAGATTATTGCAGTTATATAGGACAATTACAATTATCAATGATTTTCTTCTATTTACAAAGGAAGAAGAAATGACAGATGATAAACCAATGCAAGGCTCTTTTGTTGAAACACATCTTGGAATGGGTGGAGATAAAACAACAATATCAGCACAAGCACTAATATTCCCATTGTTACTCCAAGAAACAATCAAGGGTATGTTTGACCTATTCTCAGCACATGGTCTTCCTAAAGACAAGGAAAAGGCTAAATACATCATTAAAAAGGCTGATTTCGTTCTTGCAGAACCTTGGGATTTAAGATTTGGCGTGGGATTATGGAAACGTGTTTTTGGAAAGGTACAAGATACAAATATGATACCTTATATGTTCACAAACCTTATCAAGTTGGAAGCAGATGAGTTCAATATGACAATGAAGGAAATACTCTCAAATACACAAAGAGGAAATGAATTAGTTGATGAATTGATGAAGAGTGCCGAATATGATAGTGGATACCAGCAGTTCCAAAACAGAATTAATGCCAAGAATCTTGATAAATCTTTGATTAAGGACTCATATTTCACTGGAGCAGAAACCAATGGATATGAAATTGATGATGAATTAGATGATGGTGATGTAATCGAGGAAGATGGAGAAAATAATACAAACATAGAAACTTGGTTTAGAGGACTTTGTGGGAAGTATGACCAATTAAAGAACAAACAATGTATATGGCTTTCTGATGACGAAAAATATGCTACAGAATATACGTTGGAATGCGAAGATGGACATCTGTATGAATTTGATATAGATATGTCTAGATTTAAAGCATTTGATTGGTATTTCAATGCTCCAGATTGGTTCGAGCCAATTGATGGTTTTTCAGAGGAAGACCAAAATAAGTTAATGCAAGAAGGATATAATGGATATACATTCCCAGCGTCAAATGGAGAAACAATACTATGTTTGTTTGATTCATCGTTAATTGTGAATGTGAGAGAAATTCCAATTAATAATACAATAGAAGAGGCAACAGAACAAGTTAATTACACACAACTTCTTTCTAATGCTACCATAGAGAATATTGATTTCATTGAAGGCGATGAAAATGAATATGGTGAGGAAGTATTCTTATCAGTTAATGGAATTCAAATTCCAAAGGAAATTGTCAATTTAACCTTCAGACCGATATATAAACGTTTTCCAAAGGGAAAGATGCAATTGTTGAATATTGATATCATTCTCGACCCATCAACAAGAGGACAAGGACTTGGGACAAAGATATATGCAAAGGCTGTAAGGGAATTTGGAGCAATATGCAGCAGATTCTCCACAAGGCACAATGACGATGGAATTAGGGGCATATTCAGCAAACTTAATGGATTTGGAGATATTAAGGCATTTGAGGATTCCTATGAGAACCTTGAAGGAGAAACAATTAGCGATTATTACGCAATACTGAAATCAGAATTAAATAATTTTTTTTAAATAAAATATAAAGATATGAATAAGAAACTTATAAGATTAACAGAATCAGACTTACATAATATTGTGAAAGAATCTGTGAATAAGATATTGGTTAATGAGTTTGATGATTGGGATGCACACCTTCAGCAAGATGATGATGAGCCAACAAGTTTTGAATACGATGACAACAATGATTATAATCCTCTTTATGACGAATTGATTAAGAAGGAAATGCATAGACTTGCCGACCTTGAAAGACAAGTTCCTCAACACTTAAAAGGTGAAATACATCAATGTGTAGCAACACTAGAAGGTATTTTAAGTGACATAAATATGCGTAATGATATAGCAAGAATATAAGAGCAATCAATTAAGGTTGCTCTTTTTTGTTTTATTGATATATTTATTTAAATCTTGATTTTTGTTGGATTTTTAACATTTTTTATATATCTTTGCAAAATAATAGAAGAAATAAAGTTATGGGAAAGAAACTTACAACAGAACAGTTTATAGAACGTGCAAGAAAGATACATGGGGATAAATATGATTATTCTAAAGTTGAATATAATGGAAATCATACCAAAGTATGTATAATATGTTCATTACATGGAGAATTCTGGCAAACACCTGCAATACATTTAAAAGGATGCGAATGCCCGAAATGTATAATCGAAAAAAATAGTTTTAAACAACGATATAAAGATAATATAATAACCAATGAAAATAAATTGCTAGAAGAAATTAAAAAATATGATATATGATTTTAAGGAAATGCAACGTGACTATGCTATTTGCTATAGTGATAAAAGTAGGATCATGTTCATTGAAAAATATTTTTCGACTTTTAATGCAATGAAAGGAAAGAAAACACAATTTCATTGTTTTCCAAGACAAAGAGCATTTTTAAAAGCATTATCAGAAAATAATAATGTTATTGCCATTAAGCCAAGACAGTGCGGTATCACAACATTGTCAAGTGCTTGGGTTGCAGCTCAGTGTGCCTTTGCATCAAAAGATGCACCAGAAACTGTTCTTTGTATTGCAAATAAATTAGACCAAGCGAATGAAATAATAATAAAGGTTAGAGATTTTTTGACCCAAATTCCAAGGTGGTATTGGGGAACGGATTATTTCAGTACTGACCCAAATTCTGAGAAAAATCTTAAATCAATATTCATTAAGGATGCAAAGAGTGAACTTAAGTTATTTAATGGTTGTCGTATTATTGCACGTGCTAGTGGTCCTAATGCTGCTCGTGGTATATCTGCTGTAGGTACATTGATACTTGATGAGGCCGCATTTATTGACGATGCAGTGTCAGTTTACACAACTGCTGCTGCAACAATGGCTTCAAATCCTAATTCAAAAACTGTAATAGTTTCGACCCCGAATGGTATGGACGCTTTGTATTACAATTTATATAGACAAGCGTTGGCTCATGAGAATAACTTTACAGCAGTTCAATTCCGTTGGTATCAAGACCCTCGTTTTAACCCATATCTTGTTTGGAGAAGAAAGAATGATGCAACTGGAGAATGGGAATATGACCAAGACCCAATTATTGATAATGATGGCAGTGTTAAGTATGATGAGGAACGTTGGGCAAAACTTGAGCATAACGGATGGAAGCCTGACAGCCCTTGGTATTCTGATATGTGTAAATCCTTCAACAATGATGAGATGAAGATTGCCCAAGAGCTTGATGTATCATTTATGGGTAGTGCTGATAATGTAGTTAGTCCCCAATATATAGAGATGCAAGAAAGACTTAATGTTAGAGAACCACTTGATGATTTTGCTGACCCATTGGTTGAGGAAACTTGGTTTTGGAAGAAGCCAATTGAAGGGCATAGGTATATTTGCGCTGTTGACCCTTCTCGTGGTACTGCTGCTGATAGAACTGCCATTGAAATAATCGATATGGATGGGCAAGATGAGAATGGAATGCCCATCATTGAACAAGTGGCAGAATATGTTGGAAAGAAGCTTGGCGATGATATTGGAGCAATTGCATATCAATATGCCACAATGTATAACGAGGCATTCATCGTAGTGGACGCTACTGGCGGACAAGGCGATGCAGCCATTATTACGTTGTTGAATATGGGTTATAAGAACATGTATTACGAAGATATGAACCAAAAGATGTATATGGTTCAGAGGTCAACGAAGAATTATGATGGATATACAGATAAACTGCCAGGATTCCACTTCCAAGGAAACAGATATCCAGTGCTGTCAAACTTTGCAGGACTTGTTCGTAATAATGAATTTAAGATTCGTTCAGTTCGTGTCATCAATGAGCTTAACACTTGGATATTTAAGGGAGAAACTGCAAGAATTGACCATATGGAAGGTGCTCACGATGATACACTTTGTGCTCTTGCAATGGGATTGTTCGTTATGCAATATACTGTCAATAGAATACAGAATACCCAAAATAAGGATAAGGCAATATTGAATGCCTATATGATGGGTGCTGCAATGAGCATGAATAAGCCAAAGATGAAGAGTGGGGATATGATAACGCCAAAGAATGGACTTCCATTCTATACACAAAAGAGTTTTCCAAAGAATAATGTAATAAATGGAACACACATGTGGGTGTTTGGTCAATGGCGTTAACAGATATTAAAAAAGTGTTAAAATATCTGTAATTGTCTCATTTGGGACAAAAAGTTGGATATAATATAAGTGGAGGGGATTATGATTTAATCTTCTTCACTTTTTATTATTAACTTTTTTAAATTTTGTTTTATTATGAAAAAGAAGATGTCTTTAATTGAGAGAATTGATGAGATTCGTGCAAACAGTGTAAGTGGTGTAGAATTTAAGGAAATGTGGGGAATTAGCATTGATGACTGTGTTAAACAAATGATGGAATTTGTCAAGAAGTTTGATGCTGAACATGGTATTTAAGCATTTAAAAGAGCAATCATATAGTTGGTTGCTCTTTTTCTTTTCTATTTATATTTATAGGAATAAATATTATTATTTAAAATAAAATAGATAAATGGCAAAAAAGAGTACAGTTTTTCAAGCTCTAGATAAGGCGATAACTGGCAATTGGTCTGCACCATCTACGTCTGTTTTAGAACCTCATATTAATTCTTATGATATGTCTCAAAAGAATGGAGATGAGGTAATATTTAGGACTACTGATAGGGAAGAGTATTTGCAGAAGAAGCTAGAGCTTCAACAAGATAAATATTTGAAAGATAGATGGATTAAGGCAAATGTTAATCTATCTGTTACGGCATATCAAGGGCTTAATAACATTAAGCTTATGTATCGTGATGCTGATTTAATGGATGCATTTCCAGAGATTGGTGCTGCGCTTGATATTGCAGCAGAAGAATCGTGTATAACAAGTATGGACGGGAATGTTGTCAATGTATATTCAAAGTCTGATAGGATTAAGAGTATTCTTGAGGATTTATTTGTGAATAGATTGAACATTCAGTTGACTGCTCCTATGATTATTCGTGCAATGTGTAAGTATGGTAATCAGTTTATGTTATTGGATATTGACCATAAGAATGGTGTAAAGGGTTGGAAACAACTTCCAGTATTCAATATGGAAAGGATTGAGAATGGCGTGCAGAATCCTTATGGTGGTGGAATGTCAGTTTCTGTTGGTGGTATAACAAAGGATGATGCTGACCTATCAACGCAGTTTGTATGGTTGGATGATAATAATTCTCAGATACCATTCCGTGATTGGCAGATAGCACACTTTAGATTGCTTACAAATTCACTATATCTCCCTTATGGTGTAAGTTATCTCAATGCTGCAAGAAGACATTGGAGAATGCTTTCATTAATGGAAGATATGATGTTAATATATCGCCTTGAGCGTTCTGTTGAAAGACGTGTGTATAAGATATTTGTTGGCGCAATTGATGATGCTGATGTTCAAGGTTATGTTGAGCAGATTGCAAATCAGTTTAAGAGAACTCCGATTGTTGACCCAGTAACTGGTCAGATAGACTTGAGGAAGAATATATTGGCGATTGACAATGACATTTTCCTCCCAGTTCGTGATGAAAATGCCCCAACTCCAATTGACACTCTTGCAGCAGGTCAAAACCTTACAGCAATGGATGACATCAAGTTCATTCAGAATAAGGTTTTCACAGCATTAAGAATACCAAAGTCATTTCTTAATTTTGAAGATGCGGCTGGTGAAGGTAAGAATCTTGCTCTCATGGACATTCGTTTTACTAGAACAATTAATAGAATACAGCAAGCATTCTTGATGGAATTGACAAAGGTGGCATCAATTCATTTGTTCTTGCTTGGTTTTAATGACGAGTTGACCAATTTCTCATTAACTATGAACAATCCATCAACTCAAGCAGAAGGATTGGAAATTGAGAATATGCAGAAGAAGATTGATGCTTGTAGAGATGCTGTAAGTGACCCAGGAAATGGTCTTCCAATCATGTCCACAACTCGTGCATTAAAGCAGATTATGAAATGGTCTGAGAAAGAGATTAAAGAGAACCTTGAAGAGATACGTCTTGAGAAGGGTATTGCTGCTGAACTTGAAAAGACCACTCAAATTATCAAGAAAACTGGAATATTTGACACAGTTGATAGAATCTATGGTGAACCTGGAGCTGAATATATGGATGACCAACAAGGTGGAATGCAAGGTCAAGATGCTGGAGGCGGCATGGGAGGTGGAATGGGAGCACCACCACCCCCAATGGGTGACGCTGGAGACATGGGTGCAGACTTAGGAGGTCCTGGAGATGATACAATTAATATTAATGGTGACGGTGGAGGAATGGAAGGACAAGAAGGTTCAATGCCAACTGCCGATATGGGGAATAATCCAAATGCACCAATGGAATCTAGATATAGTAATAAACCTTTGTTGGTAGAACAGAATAATAAGCTTGATAAGATGTTTAATGAATATCTTTCAACCTTAACTGAACGCAGTAAACCGAAGAAAGAAACTGAATATAAACGAGCTAGTGTTTATGATGGTGATTCTTTGTTTATTAATGAAGAGTTTGATAAGATGATAGACGCATTGGGAAAATTTACCAAGGAATAAATAGAAGAGCGTGACATTTGGTGTCACGCTTTTTGGTATAATATGATATTTATAGGAAATGTTGTTTAGATGGAAAAAAGTAAATTGTTAGAATATTATAGTGGTAACCCAGATACAATTGAGGAATATGATAATGAAACTAAAGCTCATATTCGTTCTTGGTATTATGATAAAAGTAAAGGAATATCATTTGGATATTTTTCAACATCACTAGATGGTGAAAAAGAATTTATCGCAGAAAAGGATAGTTCTCATAATGAGATTTCTAATGAACTTACCAAAAGAATAATTGGAAAAGCAATTGCATGTGAAGATGTTGATGACGATGAGATTGAAAATGTTAGAATTAGTATATATGGTCAAGCAGCATATAAGGGAAGAACATTTGATGAGCCAAGAGTGGTAACAACTTGGCATAAGGTTTCATCTAATAAATTAGCAGAATTATTAAATCTAATTGGTGGTGTAGATAAATTTGGGGATTACACCTATGTTTATGAGGAAGAATATGGCTATGATGGTAATGAACGTGCAGATGGTAATTCCATGAATGTTATAGATTATATAAATTCAAATGATGCATATGTGAGTGCTGTAGACGAGAAAAAGATGTCAATGAAACTGATAGATAGCTGGTCTATGCCATCTTGGCTAGCTGAAGTCATAAGAACATATAATGCACCAAATTCAACATTAGCAGCCAAGACAGAAAGACTAGGAAATATGACAATTGCGCAATATAATTCATTGATACATCAAGAAGAGAAAGAACCTAAAAAAACTATAAAAGAAAATATAAGTAATATGAAGAATAGTAAACATCAAGAAGAGTTTTCAAACTATCTTAAGATAATGAATGAAGCTCTTAAAAAGGAAGACTTTAATGCTTACAAGTATGTAAAGGATATGCTTGAAGAAGCCATTGAGGAAAACAAACATGAAAAGGAACTTATGAATGAGTTGAACACCACTAACTTTGGTATCTTGAATCATATTTTTGAAAGTGAGCTTCCAACTCTTATTAAAACCAACAAAAAGGGTGTAAGAGAGGTTATTAAGACCATCAAGGAAGATAAGAACTTGAAGAATCAATTTAGCTTCTATAATGTCATTAAAGAACAATATGATAGCAAACATGCTGAGATAATTAGTCCAGAAATGATATTGGAGAAACTTACTAAAATTGTTTGTGAAAATATTGATTTAAAGACAGTTAAGGCATCAAATAATAAGCTTAGAAAGGTTATGATTGAGAATAACATTATTCCATCTGATTTCGTTGATGATGAATCAAGAAAATTGTATGAGAGCGGAAATATTATTCTTACAAAAAAGAAGAGTACCAATAACATGATTCCTCTTATTGAGAGTTATGACGCAGTGTGCAAATGGATGACAGCCCATAAGGATGACAAAAAAGATAATGGGCAAGATGTCGATACATTGATTGAAGAATTTGAGAATAAGCTCAAAACCAATCTTAATGAATCTGAAATGTCATTTGTTCAAGAGATTACAGACTTTAGAAGCCCTATCGCTGAGAAGAGAAAGGAAAATCTATTCAATAAGTTTAAGAATGAATGCATCTCAAAAATCAATGATATGCTTAAGGAAGATTCTGAGAATACTGAACTTAAGGGTCTTAGCGACCAGATTAATGAAATGACATTCAATAAGGATTCAATTGTAAAGGACATTGCAAAGTTGTTAGAAATAAGAGACATATTAATGGATGATTAATGGAAAACGTTATTAGTGAGGTTATAAATAACTACCTTAAAAAGAATGTGATGTTAAAGGAATATAAGAATCCACAAGATGCAGAAACTTTAAGAGTATGTGCAGATATGCTTCAAAATCTTTATGACAACGCAATAAGCAATGGAACATCTAGACATGAGATTACCGTACAGAAAATACACCAAATTATTGGAGAATTAAGGAAATTGCAGCAAATTATGACAATTTAATTTGGATTTTTCATATTTTTTATATATTTTTGCACATAATGTTTTTTTAAATTGTTTAAATGATGAAGAATAAAATTATTTGTTTGTTAATGGGAATTCTATTGTTTGGAGGATGTATGAAACATGATTTCGATACAAATACACAGAACCCAAAACAAGAAATAGAGGAAAATGTGAAGAAGGTATTTGGAATTGACTTTGATAAAAATCATAACTGGTGTACAACCGTTAAAGGACGTGTTAAAGTTACAAACATTCCAAGTGGAACTGAGAAGATTCAAGTATTGGCATATGTGGATGAAAATGATACAACCACATCATTGTTGGTTCTTAATGAAGTAAAAATTAATGGTGAATCTTCTGTAACTCTTGCTTATGATGCACCAGTACCTAATAAGGGTATATATTCGTCAAATGGTAATGTTTTTAAGGCTGTTACAAGCGATAACGTGAGTTTAACAATAAACAACACCCAAAAGGTTTCAAGAAGGTCTCATAGGGCTTCTAACACGCCAATTATAGCATCTACCGTAGAATCATATGCTAGCATTAGAAAATGGATTGAAGGAGAAGTATTATATGGTTTGGCAGATGATGCATATCCTAATGAAGCAGTTTCCGTTGATGATTATGACGATGAATATAAGGCAATATTCAGAGGTGTCATCTTCTCTTATTTCAAGAATGGTAGACAGTATAATAACCTTCCATTAATTAAGGAAAGTGGATACTTTAATGAAAAGGTTTATCCAATTACTACTGGTGGAGAACCAATCATAGTATCCCCAGTGTATAAATCAGATAAAGCCAAGAAATATGGTAATGAAATCTATAATTCAGACCTATATTACTACTATTTTAAGGAAAGTGACCTAGAAGCATATGTTGCTAATGGTGGTTCTGAAGTAGAATATCTTACCAATCTTCCAAAGTATAAGGCAATTCCATTTAATCAACACTTTGGTGATGAAGAAGATGATATAATTCAAAAACGTGCATCTTATACCCTAATCTATTGGGGTGACAAAATACCAACAATAGGCACAGAAGGTACATACGATTTCCCAAGCGGTTATAAGATTGGCTTTATGGTTAGAGCAAAGACAACTCATGATGGTGGAAAGAAACAAGGTGAATTGTATGGAGATGGAAGGCTCAACAATAAGATTAATTTCTGGGGAAACTTCAAAAGCTCAAACCTTGGAACAGACGGTCCTCGTATGGGTTGGATTAACCTAAATGGCAGAATGCTCCTTTGCTGCGAAAGTGGTACTGACTCAGACTTTAACGACATTATTATTGAGGTGGAAGGAGGAATTGAGGAAATACCATTTATTCCAGAATTCGAACATGAAATGTATACATTCTGTTTTGAGGATAGAGACCTTGGTGACTATGATATGAATGACCTAGTTATTAAGGCAACTAGAATTGATGAAACAACAGTTGAATACAGCATCGTTGCTTGTGGTGCAAATGATATGTTGTTTGTAAAGAACATCAATGGTGATGTGATAAATGGGGAGACAGAAATTCATGCAATGTTTGGCGCAGAACCAAGCCAATTCATTAATACAAGTTCAGATGTATATGAACCAATTACAGAAACTGTCACAGTTGATGTAAATTTCAGTTTCCTTAATGAGAGCACACAGCCTTATATTTATGATGCTACAACCAAAAAGAATGTGTTCCTTTCAAAAGTTGGAGAAGACCCACACGCAATTATGATTCCTTGGGACTTTAGATACCCTCGTGAGAAGATTTGCATCAAGGATGCATACAACAGATTTAACGAATGGGGAGCAAGCAGAGTTACAAGCACAGATTGGTATAAATACTTTAACGAAGATAAAGTATGGTAAAATAAAGAATGCAGTCAGAAATGGCTGCATTTTTTGGCAATTACGTACAATTAGACCCCAACACCCTAAAACTGTATAAAAATACAACAAATGAGGAACTATTCTTGAATTAGTTCCTCATTTTATTTCCTCATTTTATTTCCATATGAACTATTTATTTAAAGAAATAACTTAATAAATGATAAATATCAAACAAAACAAATATGGCTGTATATTTAAAACAATTCAGTACTCAGCATGAGTACGAACAGTACATTACAAGTGAAAGCAAGGTATTGCCTAATGTATCTATCTGTGAGGACACACCTAATGAGGTACATTATAACCCTGTGCCACCACATGACTATTCACAAGACTACTTCACAATGGTAGTAACAAGTGGTGGTGACATTACATGGAGCGGCTCAACAGCATCTAACACACTGTCTTATTCAAAGGATAACGGTGATAATTGGTCGGCTGTAACAAGTGCAGATACAATATCTGTTTCAGAAGGTGACAAGGTTCTATGGAAAGGAACACCAACACCAAAATCGAGAAAGGGTATTGGTAAGTTCTTCAGTGGCGCTACTAATGCTAGATACTCTGTAGAAGGTAATGTAATGTCATTACTGTGTGGCGACGACTTTAAGGGACAAACAAGCCTTAGTGGAAAGAATTATGCATTTTATGGATTATTCAGTGGATGTACTACAGTAACAAGTGCTGAGAATCTATCATTACCTGCTACAACATTGGCAAATGACTGTTATTACTTTATGTTCAAAGGTTGTACAAGTCTAACTACAGCGCCTGTATTACCTGCAACAACATTGGCAAATGACTGTTATTACTTTATGTTCAAAGGTTGTACAAGTCTAACTACAGCGCCTGTATTACCTGCAACAACGTTGGCAAATTACTGTTATAATGGTATGTTCCAAGGTTGTACAAGTCTAACTACAGCGCCTTCTGTATTACCAGCAACAACATTGATGACTAGCTGTTATCAATGTATGTTCTATGATTGTACAAGTCTAACGACAGCACCTGAATTACCTGCAACAACGTTGGCAAATTACTGTTATAATGGTATGTTCCAAGATTGTACAAATCTAACGACAGCACCTGAATTACCTGCAACAACGTTGGCAAATTACTGTTATAATGGTATGTTCCAAGGTTGTACAAATCTAACGACAGCACCTGAATTACCTGCAACAACGTTGGCAAATTACTGTTATAATGGTATGTTCCAAGGTTGTACAAATCTAACGACAATTAAGTGTCTTGCAACTGATATTAGTGCAAGTAGCTGTACAAGTGGTTGGGTAAATGGTGTTGCAGCAAGCGGTACGTTTACCAAGGCAGCAAGTATGACATCTTGGACTGAAGGCGCTAATGGTATTCCAAGTGGTTGGACTGTGCAAGATGCAGCATAATAGTTGATTAAGCAACTTCTTCTAGTCCGACACGAATGCCGCACCATTGTTTGATGAGTCCAATGGACTTACTAAACATATCATAAAAGCGTTCCGATTGGGACGCTTTTCTTGTATTTCAACGATAATGGTGTCAAACCATATATAATTGCCTTTTTTTTTGCTTAGATGCTTGTTTTTTTTGTAAAAAAATATTATATTTTATTATGGATTAATGTAAAATATAATATGAAGCGTTTAAATAAGGAATATAAATTAAATGTATGCAACCATATTTCATTAAAATATGGTACTGTTAACAAAAACAATCCACAAGTGGTTTATGTAAGTGGAAAGTGTTGGGTATCACCATTAAAGAACATGAACTACGTTGATGTAATTGACAGCATTGAAAAAAATATGCGCAATAACATAAAGACGTTCTTAATAGATGGCGTGAATTTTGACAATAAATATATATTGGATTTTGAGGTCAATATTGATAATTTAAAACCCAAAGAAAAGAAATTCCTATCTTTTGATTTCTATCTTAAACAAAATGAAGATAATAAGAAAGAGTTATCTGCATTGAAGGATATGTTTGATAGAAAAATTAGTACCATTGCAAACAATCTTGTGTATATGTTCCAAGAAAATAATTTTACAATAGAAAAAACCAAAAACAAATGATATTTATTGTAAAAAATAGATATTGATTATGAAAAAAATTATAAGACTTACAGAACAAGATTTACATAACATCATTAAGGCTTCTGTTAATAGAATATTAAGGGAAGATGTTTTGGGTAACGATTGGAGAGAAAAAGAAGAGGATTCCGTAATGAATAACTACGAGCCATTTGAAAGCCAAATGGATACCCAAGACCATAATTGGAGCGGTCAAGGAGAAGATGAATTCGACCCAACACACTATGACAATTTCAGTGATGATATTGTAAATGTATAAAATGGAAAAAGAGCAACCAAATTAAGGCTGCTCTTTTATTTTGTTCAATAAAATTGTGTTATCTTTCATTATATCCTCAATGAATAAGGCATCGTTATACATGTGATTGAATTGTTTATCCTTTAATATTTCTTTATATTCAGATGGAACTATATATATCATTTTTTTACCATTCTCACTAGACAAAACATTTTTCCTTTTATCACGTTCTATAACAACTGAAAGTGGTTCAAAAAAATGGTCATCTATGAGATGTTGCGTTCCTTGACATTCTATAATAATATTTTCATTTTCTAAGTAAAAGTCTGCTTCTAACCCGTTTAAAAATTTAGGCTTATCATTGTATTTGTAATTAATGCCGTTATTGGTTAATAATAAATCAATTTGTGCCTCCATATGACTTTGTTTACATTTTGGGCAACCATTACCATGTAAGTGTGAATAAGCAATTTGCTCAAATTCTCCATGTTTTTTACAAATTATATTAACTATTTCCCTACATCCCTTATATTCTGTTTTTGAATAATCATATTTGTCACCATGAACTTTAATGGCTTTTTTAACATATGAATCAGTTGTATCATATTGCATTAATGTTTTTTCCTCATGGGCACATTTTTGGCATCCTTGTGGGTGATTTTTGTTTAAATGAGCATTTGGGGTTTTTTTAAAGTCGCCATGTATTGGGCATGTTATTGTTACTAGTGTCGTATTGTCAATATATTCTGTTTTTGAATAATCATATTTATCGTCATGAATTCTTCTAGCTTTTTCAACGAATGATTTAGTATCATGAACTGGTTTAGCACAATATTTACAGCCTCGCCCTCTTAAATGGTCAATTGGACGTTGTGGTACTTCCCCATGTATAGGACATATTATGGTAACTAACTCTTTATTTCCAACATATTCTACTTTTGAGTAATCGTATTTATTACCATGAACTTGTCTTGCTTCTTTAATAAACTGTTCAGTTGTTTTTTTCTTTGTTGACATATTAATATATTTTTGCAAATATATATAAAATATTTCTAAAAAACAAAAAATTCGTGATAAATCTTATCACGAATTTAAAATATTTTTAATCTTATTAATTTTTTCATTTAACTTTGGTTTATCGTTATTCTGTTGTGATGTTTCGACATACTGTTGCAACTCTTCAGCCTTTCCAACATAAGCACCTGGAGTTGATGGATCGCTCACCACATCCCAACAGATTAGTTCGAAATCATCACCAACAATATACTGTCCTAGTTTCTGTTCAACAGACCCAACCCCACGACTGCTCACGCCAATCTTATAGCCGTTAATTAGAAGGTTAGCCATCTCGTCACCACGAGTTGTTACAATTCCGTGTTTTCTGAAACCATAAGATGTATTAATCTCAAGTTTTCCAACAAGTGTACTACCTTCCCAATGAAGTTCAATGATGTTGATGGCAATTCTACCAAGGTCAATTGTACTCTCGGCTGGATGATTCAATTCACCCAATGCTCTTCTTTCATTGATTTTTTGTTGATAAAGTTCTACTTGTTTCTTAAGTATTGCTTCTGGATAGATTCTACCGTTAGCATTCTTTATATTAAATTTTTGGAAGACTCCATCGACAATAAATGGATAAGGAACATGCCATTCCCCATCTCCCAATCCTTCAGTTATTGTTTTTGGATTTTTTACATACATATACCCATCATTTTCGATTAGGATACCATGTCCAGTTTTACCCTCTTTTATTATCTCTAAATCTTTTTGTTTCATCTTTTATAATTTTACAATAAATATTCTACATTTTCTAAATATTTATATATTACCAAGTGAATGTAAACAAAAAATGTCTATTATTACATTATTTTAGTGTATTATAGATATTTTTTGAAATATTTGGTATATTTATAATTAAAAAATAATGTATTAAATCTATTTTCTAAATGAGTAAAAATATTAGAAGCAAAGTAGTTAGAGAATCTTTATTAGATTACAATACACTCGCAAATTCTTTGAAGGAAAATACCGAAAGTGCAGTTAAGGCTCTTTTGAGCGAGACTGTACGTGATACATATGCCAAGTTATTGTCTGAGGACGATGACAAGGACTACGAAGAAGGTGAAGTGGAAGATACTAGTTCTGATATTACAAACGATGCAGAATCAAACGGTGATGCATCTACGGATGTCGTGGATGGCGCTGACACTGGTATGGAGTCTGAAGAACCAATTGATGACACTGCAATTGACGATGCTGCTGATGCAGAAGGTGCAGAAGACGAAGGTGATGATGAATGGGCAGAATTTGATAAGTATAAGGTATCAGACGATGAGTATGACTT